AATTTTAAACTCTTCGGGATAACGCTTACCGCTCATGGGCACCTCTCTTTAAGCCATCTTAAATGACTCTGAGGTGTCTGTTAAACCCGTGGCGATTCACATCTTCGTCAGAAGTCGCATGTCTCGCTGCTTTATTGCTCTGTTTCGGCTCGGGTAGTGGTTCTTTAGGTATGGGATTGTCTTCAGGCAGATACCCTGTATCTAGCATCCATTGAAAGAAGCGGCGTACCTTTTCAAGATGATCGTTAGCAGTAGCCGTTGCGATAGTTTTGGACGCCTTTTTCTTAGAAATAAGCTCGAGCAGTGGAGTTTCGAGCATTTCTTTGGCTTTGAGTTTCTCAGGTAATGATGCAAGTAACTCACGAAACTCTCTACCGCTGGATAATGAGATCTCCGAAATGGGCACATTGCCGAAGAAACTGAAGGTCAGTGCGAGCGAGTGAGCATATTTGTCCTGACTCTTCTGCGAGTGTTCTTTGCTTGCGTTCTCGGCTTGGTACTTGCTGATCATATCTGAAAGAAAATGAACATCAGAATGGGGCATCTCTTGTGAGGAAACTGGGCTAGTTGTAAGCCAGTCAGCATCCCCACCAAGAAATAATTGCTCTGGTATCCTGCAAGGATTTAACCTTGGCTTGCGCCACCATGCGAGCAATGACTTGGTAATCGTATTCACTGAGAGTAGCTTTGAGGTGTGGCAGTTCGTCCAGAACGGTACTTGCTTCGGCCCGGTGCAGAGATGGTTTATCATCGTATGCGATGCGTTCTTTCAAATCAGAGACAACCATATCTAATGTCTCAAGATAATCGTTCAGATTGCCTTCATTACGTGTAGAGCCGCAGAACCAATGTTCTGTTTCCTCGGCGGTCCATTCGGCAACTTTGGCTCGAAGTTTTGCTCTGATTTGCTCTTGTGCTGATTTGTCCATCACGCCATTCTTCAGTTTCTTGGGGGCCCCCAAAGAAGCAACCATCTGTTAGCAGAGTGTCTGTAAACGCAGGGCAAGAAGACGAGCACGCTGAAAGCTTGCTGTTTGCAGGCTCAGTCTGTATTCGATTGCATTGCCCTCAGATACGAAACGCTTCCTGAACCACCAGGTGTGGTTACGCTTATAGAGGTAATGGGGGATGTTGTTTGATGGCATATGGTACACTCCTGAGTCACAGTTGTGCCACACGCCCAAAGAAAAACGGCCTGAAACTCTAAGAGAATCAGGCCGTTATATTTGGTGGAGCTGGCGGGAGTTGAACTCGCGTCTGAAAGATATTCAAACAATTGAAAATAAACAACATTTCCACTGTGGTAGGCCTCAGGTGCATTTTACGTGCATATTGAGGTCTGTCTAACGTCCTGATTCTGTCCAACATTTTGAAATATTTCCCCCGCTACAGCGCGGCTGAAATCGCGGTTTTACCGTCATATTCAGCCAGGTATTTACCGTAGTTGCGGAATATCATTTCCGGCCCTTTGTGGCCCATCTGTCCGGCAAGCCAGAAGAGGTTAACGCCCTGGCTAATATGCTTGGTGGCGAATGTGTGCCGCGTCTGGTACGGGTTACGATAGCGCACGCCAGCTTTTTTCAGGGTCGGTACCCATGCTTTTTTACGGATCGCGTCGGCGTTCGCCCAGGGTTCTCCCGTTTTTGGATCGCTGAATATGAACTCACTTTTCATAAAGGTGTATTGCTTCTGCGCCTTCAGTGCAGCCAGTGCCTCACTGTTCAGCTCAACCTTACGGGTACCGGCTTTTGTCTTGGTGCCTTTGAGTACCCCTACGACACTGGCCGCCTGTACGTGAGCTGTGTTCGCTATGGTGTCGAGATCAGGCCAGCGCAGCGCGCACAGTTCGGAACTACGCAGACCGGTATTGAAAGCAAAGCGGAATAGGTTTTCCCATTCCGGATACCTGCAACTCTGGTAAATAGCGATGGTTTCCGCTGGTGTGAACGGGTCAACCTCGTAATCATCGGCGCTTGGGCTGCTGTCGATCACGTGGTACCGGCTGGCGCTGACGAGGGTTACCGGGTTAATGGTCAGCAGGCCATCCGTAACAGCTTCATCAATGGCGCTGCGCAGAAACGAAAGGTTATTCCTGGTCGTTTTCAGCTTTGTTTTCCGGCTGGCTATCCAGTTTTTAAGGACCGCTGGCGTCAGTTCTGACACGTGGAGTTTATGCAGAGCTGACAGCGCCGACAGGCATTTTTCATAACCGTTGATAGTCGACGGGGACAGGTTGCGGTTCTGGCAGATTTTCAGGTACTCGTCTAGGTAAGACTTTATGTTTTTGGTTTTCTTTACCACCCCGAACAGCTCCAGCTTTTTGGAGTTGGGGAAATATTTCGCATATTCAAAGGTGCCACTGACGATCTGGTTTTGTATCTCCCCGAGCAGGCGCTCGGCGTACTTCACACCGCGCGCGTTTGCTTCCATTTTGGAGAGGGGCTCCCGGCACAGAACCCCTTTGTATGTGAAAGTGATAACCAGAGTGTCGCCAGTTTTATGCTGGCGGATGGTTACTCCTCTTGGGAGAGATAATGATCCTTGTTCTTTCTTGCCCACTTTGAAACCTCCGTTAAGTCAATCCAGCGTTCTTTAACGCCATCGACTTTTAATACATGTACTCCCTCCTTCCATAACCCCCTTTGTATCCGTTTGTTAACGGCTTCTACCGTTTCCCCCGCGTCCCTGCAGTACGTAGAAAGGGGTACACAGTCAAGACTCATGACTGACCTCCCGCCCGAAAGCCTGGGCATTTTCCAGTTCATTAACTGCATAAATCAGGGCGTTGTGATGAGCGCGAAAACCACCATCGAGTTCGCGAGCAGCTCTGTCGCGCAAGATGTCGATCGCATCCTGATAGTCATTCTGGCAATCGGCTGACTTTTCAGCCGAACTGGCCGGCAGATCCCCCAGCACCATCAACATGTTTTCCGGATCGATGGGAATGGTGGCGAGCCCCAGCTCTTTGGCCTCCACCGCTAAACGGGTCCAGCGTTCAATAATCTCAGTGGTACCTTTTTTCATGGCATGCCTCAGAAACCTATCAAAAATTTATACTCAATCAGCGCGCCGAACACGACGGCCACCAGCAAAAGGCCAAACAGCAGAGAAAGGAAGAATGCTTTCATTTTCTGTCCTTCAGTTTGCTGTATCGTTCATGGCTCATTACTTCCCAGTTCTGGCCGCCGTCTCGGGACAGCAGCCGCCAGCGGCGATTAACCCTCAGGCTCAGGTTTCCGGAGCCGTGCATACGGCAGGGATGAATCCGCCTGGCTCTGAACTGGCGGAGGACATGGACCGCCTGCAGATGCACCCACTCAGGAATTCGTATCGCTGTCAGGGCCATTGTCCTTCTCTCCTGCAGGTGGGGTGATCGTGTAACCGGCGCGTTCAGCCATCCATAAAAAAGTCTCCAGCGATGCTGTAACCTCGCCGTTCTGAACCGGGCGCGCGTGGATAACTTTCCCGTTCTCGATTGTCAGCACGATATTTACTGGTTCGTGCGTGATAATTGGTGTCTGATCACTCATGGCTTGTCTCCGCTGTGACTGATTTTTGTTTCTTGGCAAACTCGACCAGCTCAGCAATGAGATAGTCGATTAATGCCTTTCCGCTTTCTGTCAGGAACTCACCGCTGCCATTCACATCTACGGCGTTGCTGTAAATTCCTCTGATGGCTTTTACGCCGTCAATATTCCCGTATTCACTGAGAGCCAGTTTTTCGAATCGTCTCAACAGACCATCAAGCAGTATTTCTGTTAATTCGATGGTGTTTATTCCCCCCTTAGGCATATTAATAATGATGCAGGTGCTTCCGGTTTTACGCTGGTGGCGTAATAACGCAGTCTTTAAGATTCGTCGGCGATACGTAGTGATTAAATTATCCATTTATTTAATCTCCCTTTGCGTATCTTCATTCGCTAAAACGATTGTTTCTTCCCTCTCTGTCCAGCTATAAATTAAACTGGCTAGGTCATAAGCTAGACCTAAAAGGCCATCCAGTTGGTCGCGGTCAAATTGTTCGTGGTGTGCGTGAATTGTTTGCATTAAGGCATTTAACTGCTCAGCTTTAACATTCACGCCTTGTATATCTTGGCGTTCTTGAATTGGCATTGTTTACCTCCCATATGCTTTTTTAAGATAAAGCCTGGCGATTACTTCGTAACCACACGCCGCATAAAGGCACGCTGTTCTATATGCCGTTTTGTCTTTGATGAAAGTCATATGAAGTGCCTCACAGCTAAAGAAGCGACAACCCTTCCGTGAATACGCATATCTTTTTGCTCACCAGAATTAAGAGTGAAAGTTTGGTAATGGAGATTGTCAGAAATAATCTTTAATGCCCCGTCCGGTAAGGGTTCAATTCGCTTGATGAAGAGGCAGTTACGGCCAAAAACATCGCCCGTAAAAACATAGATGCCGGGGGTAAGAACGCGGCCTCCACAATCAACAAAAGCTACAACCTCACAGGGTTCGATAGTCGGCTGCATTGAATCACCTTCCATCCTGCAGCTCTTAACTCTGTTTCCAAAATCATTAATATTGTCAGAACCGAACAGCATTTGTGGTATTTTAATTGGCTCGTTAAAAGAAAGTGAATTTTGCATTTTCATTTCCTCGGGGTGAGTTTGGTCACACCATTTAAGGTGTTTTATTAATTGTTTTTATTTATAGTGATTTGATTTCGAAGTTATTTATTTGTTCGTTTACTTCTTCTAATGTTTTTACAACTAAAGTAATTAATGCGTGTTCTCTTATTTCTTCCTCGGAGGTCATTTTTTCAAGGAGTAACCATAATGAAGATGAACAACAAGTTATATCGTGCGCCCAACTCATGACCATAGAGCTTGTTTCATCTTTATTGAGAACTACAGTATCAGTTATCATTGTTTATTCTCCGGCCAGTCATGTCCGATTTCGCGATTTATAACTGAAAGATTTTTCTTTAATTGGTTAATGCAAATTTGAATGAGGGCTGCTGGCTTATAGCCAGTATCTGGATCAGATTCGGCATATTCAAGCACGTTTACCACGCGATCAATATCCATAGCTAGCTTATGGATGTGACCATTTTCAGATACCAATTGTTGAGTGCTCATCTTGCTGCTCCGTTTGCTTGTTGATGATTAAACAATACATAACGTATTAATAATCGTCAATACAAAACGGATTAATCTGATGTATTAATTTTTATCTCTATGTTTGTTAAGGTTTTTTTTGTTTGATTTCGTGACGGAGGGGATAAAAAAAGCCGCTTTCGCGGCTTGTGCACTATGGCAGGTTGGTTATTTTTGCATCGACCACGACGCCGATAATACGGCAATTACCATTAATGGGAATGATCGGGTATTGAGGGTTTAACGGCTTGAGGAATCGTTGACCAGCATCGATAACTAGCTTTTTGAAAGTGGCCTCGTTATCCCCATCGAGCTTAGCGACAACTAACTTTCCGTTGATGGGTTCAACCTGAGGATCGACCAATATAGCCATGCCTTCAGGAATGCTAAGCCCAGCTGGCGATGTCATCGAATCCCCTCTGACATCTAACCAGAATGAATCTTCTGAACATTCCACGGTTGTATCATACCAGCGGTCGATCGCGCGCCTATGATATGGTTCCACTGCTTCCATCCAATCCCCTGCGCTGACCCAACTGATTACGGGGTAGCTTCCTTTCGATTCATTCATGGCGTGAAATGACACATTGTGATCAGCTCTTGCGTCGCTCACTGCGCCGTCAGCGTCAACCACAAAACCTGGCATTTGTAGAATTTTAAAAATTTTTGCTATGACCTCCAGGTTAGGTTCACGTCTTCCGTTCAGCCAATGGCCTAGCCCACCCTGTGTCATACCGAGTGCTTCAGCTAGCTGTTCTTGAGTCATTCCGACTTCTTTCATCCTGGATTTGGCCAGGTCCTGCCATCTCTGTTTCATAGACATGATTATTACAATCCGTATTTTTTGAGCAACTTCCATTTTGTATTATTGTTTTATGTGTGTATAGTACGTTATGTATTATTTAGATAGGAACTATCCGAATGAGCGGTATTAAGAGCTTAAGGCTGAAAGCAAAAGTGACCCAGGGGGAGCTGGCAGCGTTGATCGCTAGCTCTCAAGGGGCCGTTAGCCACTACGAAACTGGTCGTCGAATCCCAGATATTGAAGTTGGGAAACGCATTGTGAGCGCCTTTAAGCAGCTCGGATATGAAACCAGTCTGGATGAGGTTTTTTCCGATGAACATACCGGAGAGCAACTTCGATAACGCACTGCTGCCGGATACCCACTCACAAGCTGATGCCGGGTGGATTAAGCAGCAGTTACTAAGCCTGACACCAACTGCACGACAAAAAGCTATCCAGCGTTATGCCGCTGTGTATCAGGAGACTTTCGAGGCTGAACCCGTTTCCTACCGCAAGGAGAACCGGGCAAGGCATGAAGCAAACACAAGGCTTCGCCTGTTTGTGAGAAATCAAGGCAGAGCTTTACAGGGGTATACCGCCGAACCTCCCCTGGCTGGATCGCAATCGCGCTCCTCATTGTTTCGGGTTTAAAGGTACCCGAACAGAAGCAGGCTTAAAGGTGCCTGTTCAGGTTGGCAACCAACTGACCCAACTCCTCATATGTACTAGGTAAGTAGTACGTTTTTATGGGGAAGAGGGAAAGGGGGGTAAGGGGGGATTGGGTGTAGGGGCAGGAATAGGGTCTTTTCCAACAGGAGAGATCCATTGGTTAAGTAGATCACTGTCTTAAGGCGCAATTTAAAAAAACGCCCGTATCAGCAAGGTAGTACAAAGCGCTCAGGCGCTGAGAAACGAAAAGGGTTCTTCCTGGAAGAGTGAATTTTCAGAGGAGCTGAATCAGAAGGGAGGCTGGCAGCCTTTGGGGAGGCCACCAGCCATGTGAGGGGGAATCCATGAAAACCACATCACAAAATTATTATCTCATCAGCACGGGAGCTGCACAATGGAGCTGACGATCACGCCGAATTTTGCACAGGAACGAGCGCTAAACATGTTGCGCCGTGACTGGAAGGCAAACGACACCTTCATGGTGTACTCGCCAACCGGTAGCGGTAAAACGGGTTTGGCCGCCTTCATCGTTGCCGGGTTTGTCAGCCGTGGTATGCGCGTCCTGTTCTGTGCACCGTACACCATCCTGATCGGTCAGACGGCTAATCGGTTCGTGGAGTATGGGTTACCTGGGGATGAAATCGGTTATATCTGGGCGGATCACCCGAACTACGATCCGGACCGGAAAATTCAGATTGCCAGCGCCGACACGCTTATTCGTCGTGTTTTTCCTGAAAATATTGATCTGCTGATTATTGACGAAGCACACCTGCGTAAAAAACGCATCCTGAAGGATATCGAACGTCTGCGCGGCAAAGGCGTAAAGGTGATTGGCCTGTCGGGTACTCCGTTTTCCCCGTTCCTGGGCAAATACTATGACCGACTGATTAAACCGACCACCATCGGCGAGTTAATCCAGCGTGGCGATTTGAGTAAATACGAATTTTACGCGCCAACTAAGCCGGATCTGAAAGGAGTTAAAACCAAAGCATCGCTTGAGTACGGGAGCGATTACAACGAAACGCAGCTGGCTGAAATCATGTGCGGCTCTACGCTGGTGGGCGACATCGTACAGAACTGGCTTGAGAATGGCCGGGATCTGCCTACCATCGCTTTCTGCGTCAACGTAGCCCACGCCAATTACCTGACAATTCAGTTTAACCTTGCGGGTGTTAACGCTGAGGTCATGACCGCCGACACTCCAGTGGATGAACGCCAGACCATCATTCACCGCTTTGAAACCGGTGCAACGAAAATCATCGTTAGTGTAGGCGTTCTGGTGGCCGGCTTCGATAGTGACGTTCGTTGCATCATCTACGCCAGGCCAACAAAAAGCGAAATTCGCTGGCTGCAGGCGCTCGGGCGTGGCCTGCGCACCGCACCGGGTAAAGAGTCCTGCCTCATCTTCGATCATAGCGGTACCGTGCACCGTTTGGGTTACCCGGACTCAATCGAGTACGACGATCTTCCCGGTAAGTCTGACGGCATGGAGGAAATCGCGCGCCGCGCAGCTGAGGAACGGGCCGAAAAACTGCCACATGAATGCTCTCAATGCCATTACATGAAGCCAGCTGGCGTCTATGTATGCCCGAAATGTGGGCATAAGCCGCTGGGCGGTGAGGACGTCGACACCGACACCGGCCGCAAACTCAAAAAGCTGGGTAAAAACCAGCATCAGCCCACGAAGGCAGAGAAACAGGCCTGGTGGAGTCAGATCAAATTCTATCAGCGTCAGCGCGTATCGCAGGGGAAAAAGCCCGTCAGCGATGGCTGGTGCGCAAATACCTTTCGCGAACGGTTTGACGAGTGGCCTAACGGGTTAAGCGATTTCCCGATGGAGATCACGCCAACCGTCTCTAATTTCATCCGGCACAAATTGATTGCGTATGCGAAAGGGCAGGAGAAGGCCAAGCGCCTGCAGGAGGCAACAAGCATGGCAGCCCCATCCTCAGTACAGCAGGCACAGAAAGCGATTAGCGATATCAAACAGCAGTTAGGAAAAAGAGCATGAAAACGGCAGAAGCGGCAAAAGGTCAATGGGCAATGATTTTTGAGCACTTCGGGTTACCTCCCATTAATGCCAGAAATCATTTTAAAGGTGAATGTCCGGTATGTGGTGCGCGGGGAAAGCTGCGTATTGATGACCGGGACGGCCGGGGAACATGGATCTGTACCTGCGGCAGCGGTGACGGAATGAAGCTTGTCACTCTGACACAAGGGAAGCCATTCAATGAAATTTGCAGGGAAATAGACCAGCTGATTGGTAATAACTTTACCCGCGAAGCGTTCCCGCGCACTTCAGATGCAGTAAGCGCCCGTGATCGGGTTCTGTCCAAATTTTCGAAACTGGTCAACCTGAAAGGAACTACCGGGGCGGATTATCTGCAGGCCAGGGGAATTTATCAGCTCCCACAAGAGGCAGTGAAGTTCAATGATAAACAACGCTACGGCGGTAAGGTTTACCAGTGTCTGTATTCACTCGCAACTGACGACAAAGGCGAGCTTTGCTATCTGCACAGAACCTTACTGGACGGCAATCAGAAAGCCCAACTAAGGGATTCTTCCGGAGCGAAGCGGCAGAAATCTCTTCAGGACGAAAGCTATCTGGATCATGCCCGTTCCGTCGCTATTCGCATGTTCCCGGTAGCGACGACCCTCGGAATTGCCGAGGGTATCGAAACGGCTCTTTCCTGCAAGCAGCTGTACAACGTTAACACCTGGGCCACCATGACCAGCGGATTCATGAAGAAATTCCGAGTTCCTGCAGGTGTGAAGAATTTGATTATTTTCGCAGATCGAGACGTAAACAGCGCCACCGGATTGGCTGCGGCCACGGAATGTGCCCATGCCAACTTACTGGCAAAAAATGACCTGGAAAAAATCAGCATCTACTACCCGGATAACGGGGACTTCAACGACATGCTCATGAACGGCGATCAGGTTCGTGAGTTGGTATTCTATAAAAAGCAGCAGGTGGCCGCATGAAACTGGAAGCTTCACTTAAACACTTCAGCCCTCAGGGGATGCACATCAGCGACGACGTGAAAGGAACCTCTCCAGATCGTCTCACCGGCACCGATGTTATGGCGGCCATTGGTACCACCAGCAGCCGGGCGCGGTTTGGTCTGGCTGCCTTCTTTGGTAAGACCGGGATCAGCAAAAGCGATGAGCAGCTGGCTGTACAGGCTCTGGCGCGTCATGCAATGGAATCAGCGCCCAGGAATGTACGTAAAGCAGCAGCAGGCGAGTTTGGCTGGTGCATACTGGTACTCGCACAATTCGCCTTTGCCGAATACTCCCGTTCAGCGGAAACCAGCGTGAAGTGTCACAGTTGCAGCGGCAGCGGATTAACCTCTCAGTATGAGGATGTGATCAAACATCCTGGAGTCTTCAACTCTGACGGAATGGAAATCGTACCACCGAAAATCAAGCACGAACTGGTCAAGCGTAAATGCGCGACATGTAACGGTAAAGGTGAGCTGCTGGCCCGATGCCGTTGCGGCGGCAAAGGTGAGGTGCTCGACCGCAAAGCCACAAGCGAGCGCGGCGCGCCGGTGTTTAAAACCTGCGAGCGCTGCAGCGGAAATGGATTTTCTGGGGTGCCGTCTACTGCAGCCTATAAAGCGATACTGAAGCGAGTCCCGGATCTGCACGTCAGAACGTGGACCCGTAACTGGAAACCGTTTCTGGAGAGGCTTGTCGACGTCTGCTATAGAGAAGAACAAAAAGCAGACTCGGCGTTTCAGGACGCAACGAGCTTTCGTGATGATGTGAACAAGATTTAGCATATTAGCGACTTTAAGCTTGATTTTGTCCGAACTTGTCGTGTATGCTTCAAATCGTAGGTTGTTGCGCCTGCATGAAATTAAACCCGCTTCCGAGCGGGTTTTTTTATGCGCAAATTTAGTCGCCTGGAAGACGTTCATATTCAAAAACACAGCTTGGCTCTGATGCTGCTTACCCAAGATGATGCCTTTGGTTAAAGGGCAATGCGGCTGTAAAATAATTGGCTATCACGTATTAGTGATGTAATATTACCCCAAGGGTAAACGAGATGTTTACTGAGGAGGAAATATGGAACTCAGCATTATTACTATGATGAAAGCTGTTATCGGTGGCGCTGGCGCGGGATTTGCGATTTCTGGCGGCTTGTCAATGCTGATCCCTGCGTTCACCGTGACTGCCGGGATCGCATATCTGTTTGCTACTATAGGTGCTGTCGCAGGCGGAGCAATCGCTGCAAAGGAAATTAGTAACTAAAGTGGCTCCTGAATCTCATTGGTATCTACCGCAGAACGCTGAGCAGCTTACCCACTTCTATTTCATAATTTGCTTTTGTTACATGGCGGTACACATAATTTGGGACTGGCGATCCCAGGTGAGTCCGCCATTCAAGTTGGAAAATCTACCAGCGAAAGTTGGTGAGCTCTACTCGTCAACTACTTTTGCAACTAGTGTGTTTTTTATCGTCATGCTTTTCGATATAAACAACCCACTAAGGACTTCAGATGCCTTCATTTTCCCACTAATCACTGCAGCGGGTACTGGTTTTTTGATATCAATCGCAGCCATAGCACCTAAAGCAAAAGCATAGAAGCCCGCATAGCGGGCTTTTTTGTGGGTGTGGCAAAATGTTAATGAGTGTATTGGCTGCATGTGCTAAGGGTCTTCTTCGGAGAACGCGCTCTTCACCGTTTGCTCTGTGTTCTCTTTCATATGTTTTATTAAAGTCCTTAGAGACAAGCCGAAGATAAGCATCGGCAACCGTAACCAATTACTCCCAAACTAGGTCAACACGAATGAATACATTCATCATTTGTGCATCCGGCCCGTCTCTCAATAAATCAGATTGCGAACTGATCTCCGCATCGGGGCTGCCAGTTATTACTGTTAACTCCACCTGGCGAGCCGTGCCTGATTGTGAATACATTTACGCGGGTGATCTGCGCTGGTGGGATGCAAACATCGATGTTCTGCCGTCCTTCGCCTCTCGCTGGACCTGTAATTACCGGGCTCATAAACGCTATGGGATAAATCTGTTTGATACAGATACCCGGTGGGCCTTCAACTCCGGGCAGCGCTCGATTCTGTTTGCTGCCAGCCTGGGGGCGAAAAACATCATCCTGTTAGGGTTTGACTGTTCCATTAATGGCGGCAGTCACTGGCATGGTGATCACGTCGGGCTGGATAACCCTACAGCAGAGTGTGTTACGCGATGGCGCGGGGAGTTTGCCAGTACCGCCACAGCGTTGGCCGGTAAGGTGAATATTATCAATAGTAGCCGCCAGACAGCGCTTAAATGCTTCAGGTGTCTTGGCCTCGAAGAGGCTTTATCAAACGCTCTGCCGTAAGTTTTCCGCAAAATAATTTCCTTTTTCAACACACAGCACCCCGGACCCGGAGGTGTGGAATGCATCGTATGAATGACCAGTCAGGTAATGTAATTACCCAGTTTTTCGCGTGGCTGGCAGCTGTATCAGCGGCTCTGGGATTTTCAACCCAGGACATGGTTTTCATGTTTTTCGGTCTGATTGGCGTACTTCTTTCTCTGGCCTCTTTTATATCCGGTCGGCTTGACGCCAGAAAACTCCATAAAGAGGACCAGCGCCGCACTCAGTTGCTGGAAAAATATTTTGATGATGCCCGAAAGCTACCTCCTGCGGATCGTCCGGCAAGCGTCAAGGTTGTTACAGATGCCATTAACAGGATAAACGCAAATGCAAAATAAAAAGGCAGGTGCTGCAGGTATTGTTTGTTCAGTTGCGGCGATCATTGCGATAGTGCTCGGTAACGGGCATGTTCGAACCAATGAGCGCGGACTTGAGCTCATTGGTAATGCAGAATCATGTCGTCGTGATCCTTATGTCTGCCCTGCCGGTGTGCTCACCGATGGCATGGGAAACACCCACGGCGTTAAACCCGGCACAGTTAAAAACGACCAGCAGATCGCGGCGGAATGGGAAACAAATATCCTCGATGCTGAATCATGCGTTAATCGGTATGCCAATGGCAGAAATCTGTCTGATGATACTTTCAGCGCTGTAGTATCGGTCACGTTCCGCGCTGGATGCGGCAATATGCGGAGCTCGACAATGTTCTCCCTTTTTCGAAAAGGTGACCTTAAGGCGGCGTGCTACCAATTCCCCCGCTGGGTTTACGGTGGCGGTCGGGTTCTTCCTGGGCTGGTTACTCGCGCAGGTAAAGAAGAGGCTCTCTGCTTGGACGGTGTGAAATGATCACCTTTGCCGATATCAAAGCCGCATGGCGCTCGATAGCGCTGGTGGCCGTGGTGATTATTATTGCGGTGTTGTGCATCCTGCTGGCAAACAGTCGATCTGACGTCGCTACGCTGAAGAGTGATAACGACGTTCTGCGCAGTGACAACACCCTGCAGGGGACGGTTATCGCTGCTCAGGCTTTCAATTTCAACCGGTTTAACCAGGTGGCCGAAAACGCCAGCCGGCTTAACTCACTGATTGATGCCAGTACCGATAAAACTGTTATCCAATACCGGGAGATCCTCCGCCGTGAAAAGACCTGCGATCTGCCTGTTCCTGCTGATGTCGCTGGTGGGCTGCTCAGCTACGCGAACAGTTTACGTGCCAGCGCAATGCTCACCGATTCCGGGAACGCTGACGCAGCCGGTGATAGCGCCTCTTCCACCAGCACGCTGACGTATTGCCAGGCTGTTCTCTGGATCAAGCCGCTACTGGCCGCCATCGAAAAAGCGAATAACCAACTGGCTGGAATACGCCAAATCGAGAAGGAACGGCAATGATGCTTATCCCCTTGTGCGGATAATTTAACTATTATCCGTTTGTGGGGATATTTATAAAGAAGTACAGTGAGGTATTTCTATCTTCATTCGTTTATCATGAAGCCTCACTCAGCAAGGAGGTTTCATGTCCGACCAACAATTTGATATTACTAAAGTAAAAGAAGTCAATCAGATCGAGGATAGCGCGCAAGTCAACAGACTACTCGCTCAGGGATGGGTTTTGCTGAAAGTATCAGAATCCCAATGGCGCGATGATGAGGGCGCTATTCGTAGCACCATTATTTACACTGTTGGCAACACTGATTAATAACTTCACAAGGTCGCTTTCGCGGCCTTTTTTACGTGCATTGCAAAATACATTCACCGAGTGTCTTTTGTAATGTTTTTTAGTGAGGATTGTTCAGTATGGCTTCGATAAAAGAATCCACTGATGCCATTGGACAATCAAAATATTACGTCCACTGGAAGGATGAAAAATCTGGTCATGGACGCCGCCGCATTTTTAAGAATATTGATGATGCCGCAAATCTTTTCTGGCAAAAACAGAATATCGAGCTGGATTGTAGAACTGCCAGCTGGACCGGAATAGACCATTCCTGGACTTTCCGAAAGTTAATTCTGTTTTATCTGGGGTATCAGGCCGGCAAGCTGGAAAAAAATATTATTCGGTTGTCGTCATATACGAAATGCCGTCACGATCTTCTCGCTGTAGACGGGCCGATACTGGAAAAAAATATTCTCCATATCAGCCATCGCGATATCGTTGATTCGGTACGCACCGGCTGCCATCGCTGGATTCGTTCGGCTTTCTTCCTGCTGGTGGAAAAGCGGCTTATCAATTTTAACCCTGTTGACCGTCCCGCGCGCCGGAAGCGCCGACCCATCACCATACCACCATCATCATCGGTCAGAGAGCTACTGAATAACGCGCCTGTTCGTGAGCGTATCGCGTGCTGGCTCGGGATTTGTGGCCTGCGCATCGGTGAGGCTCTGGCGGTTACTTATAATGACGTGTCAGCCGACTGGATCGACATCCGGGGGCATGTTGTTGACGGCGTTATACATGAGGGTCTGAAAAGAGGTGTGGAGCGCCGGGTAAGGATGCCGCGTGAGCTTTTCGCGTTGCTGGATAAAAGTAAACTCGGTACCTCTGAGCCTCTTGTCTGCAACCAGTTTACCGGCGCATGCCTCGCTACCAGCTACGGCACTCAGGGCGTTCTCGTCAGAACCCTGAACGACTATGGCATTAAACGATTCCATCATCTTCGCCACTTTGCTGTATCTCGCCTGGCAAACAAAGGCGTCGATATTCTGAAGGTTTCCCGACTTATTGGGCATTCGAACATCAAAACCACAATGGACGTTTACGGTCACCTGTTCGGTGAAGTGGTGGAGATGGATTTGGACTGAGTTATCCACATAGTGGAAATATTAGGGCGATCCACTATCTCCCCATTCTGCGCGGCCTCCGGGCATCAAATCGCAGTTTTCCCGAAAAAAAGGATATGCCGCATTTTTACCCCCTCTGATATGCCGCACTTGGCACCAGAGAGGACGCGGCCTGCACGCCAGAATTCACCGCGTGATACGCCGCACCCGGATCGGAGAAATTGGATTTTGAACAAAAAATAATCACATTGACTTAGGCGGAAGTATGGCTCCTAAAAAAAGCTTCAGAAAAGCCTACGTCGGTATCGTTATGGACATGGCATTAGCCCGTAGCAAAATCAGCAATCGGATGGTTGCTCAGCGCTTAGGTGTGGACGAGACGACGATCCGTCGCTGGCGTAAAGAGAATATCGAGTTTGAGCGCGCTTTCACTGAGGCTCGCGAAGCTCTCAGAGAGAAAATAAACCGCGTCGCCGGTAAGAGTCTGGACGTTCGTAAACGGAAGGTTGTCACCACATCGCCGGATGGTGTGAAAACCACGATTGAAGATGTGCTGCCCACGCACAACGATATTGCTGTTTTCTCAAAGGTGCTCGGTCTTGGTACCAGCGTCTATAGCGAGGAAGAACGTCAGCGTGATGTGCTTCGCGAGGTGATGAAACATAAGGTGGCCGGGAAATACTCCGCGCTGGAGGCGGCGCAGCTGCTTGAGGCTGAGGGGGTAAAAGTTCCGGCAACCCTGCTTATGGAGCTGGAAGCACCGAAGATTTTCGAATCGTTCAACAATATGGACGAGGCAGCCAAAGCCGACGCGGCGAACCTGACCCCGCAGGAAGCAGCAGATATCTACAAAAAATACCTGGGCTGAAAATTGCAAAAACAGGCGTTTCGAACCGTAAAAACGCTATGCACTTTTTGACCCGTTTTATGCACGTTTTATTCATCCCGATTTGACCACTTTTCTGTTCAAAACACAGGCTTCACGCCGTTTGCGTGATGGGTGCTGTTGCGCCAGTGCGGGTAACGACCATTATGTTAAATCGGGGCGTTTTTGAGGAATTTTTCTGTGCCGATCCCGTTCCCCTTTGACTTCCGCAAACCGGACTATACCGCCGTGTTTGAGTGGAGAATGGAGAGGCTGGAGCGGATCAGGAAAGCGCCTGAAATGCTTCCGGCACTCCGTGAGTTTTACCGCACTAACCCGGCCCAGTTCATCATCGACTGGGGCATGACGACGGACCCGCGTAACCTCGATTATGGCCTGCCTGCCACCATCCCGTTTTTGCTGTTCCCCCGCCAGGAGGAATGGATTAACTGGATCATGGACAGGCGCGCCAATCTTGAGCATGGACTGACAGAAAAAAGCCGCGAAATGGGGCTTAGCTGGACCTCTATCGGTCTGGCCTGTTCGCTTTGCCTGTTCAACAAAGAAATGGTGATCGGGTTCGGTTCCCGTAAAGAGGAATATGTCGACAGTACCGGCGACCCGAAAGCACTGTTCTGGAAAGCGCGTAAGTTTGTCGAGCTGCTGCCAGTAGAATTTCGTGGTTCATGGAGTGACAAAAAACATGCTCCTTACATGCGCGTGGAGTTCCCGCAAACGGGCGCGGTCATTAAGGGAGAGGCTGGAGATAACATTGGCCGTGGTGACCGTACCACTCTTTATTTCGTGGATGAGTCGGCATTCCTCAAACGGCCATTACTCATCGATGCTGCTCTCTCTCAGACGACCCGCTGCCGTATAGACCTCTCATCCGTCAACGGCATGAATAACCCGTTTGCCCGTAAGCGCCACAGCGGAAATATCCCGGTGTTTACGTTCCACTGGCGCAGCGACCCGCGCAAGGATGATGAGTGGTACCGCAACGAATGTCTGAAAATTGATGATCCGATTATCGTTGCTCAGGAACTGGACCTGAACTACAGCGCATCCACAGAGGGGATTCTCATTCCTTCTGAATGGGTGCAGGCTGCCGTCGACGCGCATATCAAACTGGGTATTCAGCCCAGCGGCCAGCGCCTCGGCGCAATGGACATCGCAGACGAAGGGAAAGACAAAAATGGCTTTTCTTGCCGCTATGGCTTCCTTCTGCAGAACGTTCACGAATGGTCTGGCATTGGCAGCGACATCTACGCCTCTGTCGTTAAATCGTTTGGGTACTGTGACGATTATGGTCTGGATGAGTTCCGTTTCGATGAGGACGGTCTGGGCGCGGGTGCGCGTGGCGATGCTCGCGTGATAAACGAGCACAGGCAGGCTGAGGGGCGGGGAACAATCACCGCTACGCCTTTCCGTGGTAGCGGTAGCGTATTCGATCCGGAAGATGAAGCTGTTCCTGGTGATAACGGTAAAGCGGCGCGCCTGAATAAAGACTTCTTCGCGAACGCGAAAGCACAGAGCTGGTGGCATCTTCGCAAGCTGTTTCGGAATACCTTCCGCGCGCTGAACGGGATGGACTACAACCCCGACGAAATCATTTCTATTAGCAGCGAGATAGAAAATATTGACCGTCTGCTGATGGAGCTTTCACAGCCTACGTGGTCGAAAAACGCTGTCGGTAAAATCCTCGTGGATAAACAACCGGAAGGCACAAAATCGCCGAACCTCGCCGACGCCGTGATGATTAACTACGCGCCGATGGATTCCTCTCTTGATAATTGGGCCAAACTGGCCGGAGCGTGACATGTCCCGAAAGAAACGCCAGAACGGCGCACAACAGCCCGTTAGGACATCTGACGGGTACAATAACCTCAGGGCTAACCTCGGAAATAACACCAACAATATCCAGACGGGCGGAACATACACTCCCGGCTACATCAGCCGTAACAGGGTGATGCTGGAGTTTGCGTATCGTTCATCGTTCCTCGTGGGCGCCGGTGTGGATGCGATGGCCGATGATATGACCCGCAAGGGGATTAACATCAGCTCAAAGCTGAAACCCGGACAAAAGGGCAAGCTCGAAACCTTCTGGGATGAGCTCGCTATATGGGATGGGCTCAACGATAACCTCAAATGGTCACGATTGTACGGTGGCGCGGTGCTGGTGATCCTGCTTGAAGGGCAGGATATGTCCTCCCCGCTGAAACTGGATCGCATCAAAGAGGGGCAGTTTAAGGGCGTGATGAGCCTTGACCGCTGGATGGTTAACCCGAGTTATTACGATCTCGTTACCGATTACGGTCCCGATTTTGGGAAACCGAAATATTACAAGGTAATCACGAACCAGCAGGGGATTCCCCCCTGGAAGATCCACCATAGCCGCGTTATCCGCATGGAGGGCGATACGCTTCCTTTCCAGCAGGCCCAGACGGAAAACGGCTGGGGGATGTCTGTTGTGGAGCGTATTTTCGAGCGTATCGAGGCGTTTGATACTGCGACGGTCGGCACCACTCAGCTGATCCACAAAGCGCATCTGCGGACCTACAGCATTGAAGACCTGCGCAAGATTCTTGCTACCGGAGGCGACCTTGAAAAGGCGCTGATGAAGCACCTGGACATGATACGTCAGTTCCAGACCATCGAAGGCATGACCATCATGGATGGTAAGGATAAGTTCGAAACCCACAGCTATACGTTTGCGGGTATCGCCGATGTCCTTCTGCGCTTTGCTGAGCAGGTTTCTGGCGCGACGGGAATTCCTCTTGTCCGTCTGTTCGGGCAGTCCCCTGCAGGTTTCAACACCGGCGACGGCGATCTGGAAAACTACTACAGCCGGGTTAACTCGCTGCAGGAGAGACGCTTACGCCGCCATATCCGCTGGCTGCTCGATATCTCCTGGCGTTCTCTGTTCGGTGAACCACTACCTGACGATTTTACTTTCGAGTTTAACAAGCTCTGGGAGATGTCAGACGTGGACCGCGCAACGATGGCGAACAATGTTGTTACTGCACTCGGTACCGCCGTTCGTGACCTCGGGATGCCACCTGCAGCCGCGCTTAACGACCTCAGGAACATTTCTGATGTGATTGGGATCGGTGGTTCTATCACTGACGAGGACATAGAAGATGCGAAGGCCCAGTGGGAGGAGGATGAACCTGAAACCATCCCTCCGCCGCCGTTCGGAGATCCAGTATCGAAAAAGCCTGTTGGCGATAGCAAACCAGATAGGGCAGATCGTCGATGGTACCTACGATGGTTCGCAGGTCAGCGCTGACAGCATTTCGAAAACGCTGGTGGACTATTCCGAGGTAATCAGCGACTGGGCAGAGCAGGTCGGGCGAAAGATGTTTGCCCAGGTCGAGCAGGAGGAATGGAATCAGTGGAAATCGGTATCAGAGGAAATCGGCGCTGGCCTGCGCGATGTGGTGGGTAATACCCCCGTCGGGCAGGTGGCGCAGGATATCGTTTACCGCCAGATTCAGCTGATGAAGTCCCTGCCGCTGGAAGCAGCTGATCGCGTGATGGACATACAACAGCGCGCAATGCAGGCGGTTATCACGGGTGAACGTCCGGACGAGCTCTACGAGATGATCATGGCCTCCGGTGACGTGGCCGCCAGCAGGGCGCAGCTGATTGCCCGTACAGAGATTGGACGAGCTACCGGTGCGCTAACGCAGGCCAGAGCCCTTTCGGTTGGCTCAGAGGGCTACTGGTGGCGTATCGAGGGGGCCGGCACGCGCGATTCTCACCGCAAGATGAAAGATAAATTTGTGCGCTGGGATAACCCGCCGACGCTGGACGGTATGACCGGACACGCCGGATGTTTACCGAACTGCAAATGCTGGCCTGAAGTACAGATTCCTGCACCGAGAAAATGAAAAATACGGCTTTGAGCAATCATTTCATGCGAACTGCAATACCCGCGAAATGTTATGAAAATGTTGTATTCGAAAAGGCCGATTTTCAGCCCAGTTAATCGCTACTTTTACGGCTTTAAGGGGACATTTTAATCGAGTTCATTTTCGTCGGTGCGGGTAAGAACCCTTATGTTAAATAGCCCGTTATTTCGAACATTTTTCCCATCTCACAAGGTCGCCTCCGGGCGGCTTTTTTGTTGCCCGTAATCGAGCAGGTAACCCATGAAATATTTCTTCACTACACGCTTGGGCGAAACGCGCTATCTGCAGGCGGACGGCTCTCTGCTGTGTAAAGACGTGCCGATCGCACGTACAGGGACGCAGGTCTATTTACCTGAGGAAATCGACCTCGAACCGGACGGCACCGGCACGGTGACAGTCTGGCGAACAGAAGACGAGGTGTTTTCCCCGGAGACGATGGCGAGCTTTGAGGGCGTAGCCGTCACGCTGGGGCATCCAGAGGACAGCCAGGGCAACATCGTTTTCGTTAACCCTTCTAACTTCGCAGAGCTGGCGCACGGACACATTCAGAACGTCCGGCGCGGCACCGGCGATAAATCGGATCTGCTCATTGCTGACGTGCTGATTAAACGGCAGGAAGCAATCGACGCGGTGAATTCTGGCCTGACCGATGTCAGCTGTGGCTATGACGCGCAGTACAAGCAGCTGGCACCCGGTAAGGGCAAGCAATACCAAATCACAGGTAACCACCTCGCTGTCGGCATCGACCGGGGGCGTGCTGGTGGCCGCTGTGCAATCGGGGATTCCATCCCATCAACAACAAAGGAGAAGCCTGTAATGTCATGGCTTAAAAAACTGGCTCAGGCCATTAAGACGAAAGATGAGGATGCACTGGCAAAACTCATCGACGAAGCGCCGGATATGCCGTCTGATGGCATGCCTTCAATCCCCGGTTCCTCTATCACTATCAACATTCCTTCACAGGCCACAGCCTTACCTGAAGGCAATCGCACCACTACGGACGAAGGCGATCCGAACAAAGACAAAACCGGCACCGGCGATGAAGAAATTCCGGACTGGGCGAAAGCGCTGCTGGCTCGTCTGGAAAAGCTGGAGGGTAAAACCACCGACGCCGATCCGGACCCGGGCAACATGACCACCGACGAAGACGAAGAAGAAAACCGCAAAGTGACGGGTGATGCAGCCTTTAAGCGCAACCTGATCGCCGATGCGGAAATTATCTGCCCTGGCTTCCAGCCTGCTGGCGATAAGAGCCTGAAGCGTCAGGTGCTGAGTCATGCAATGCGCACCGGTGACAGCCTGAAATCGTTCGGAGTGGATGATTTCTACAAAGCGCCTAAGGCTACGGTCGACGCGGTGTTTACTGCCGCCGTGGCGCTGCATAAAGCGAAAAATCAGCTGACCCCGCTGAACAACATTACCCGCACCACGGACAGCGGAATCAGCACTAAACACCTTTCCCCGGCAGAACTGAACAAGGTCAACGCCGAATTCTGGGCAAAAAACAAATAAGGTAAATCATCATGGCAGGTACTGCATATTTAACGCGCATGCCCCTGGGCATTGCCGGGGGCGTTACCCGTCCTCGCGATCTCACCATCGAGCCAGTAAGCCTGGACTACACGAAGCAGTTCGCATCCTACGGGCTGCCGGGTAAATACGTGAACGATAAATTCGTTCCGCTGGAATCAGGCGACACTATCAGCAAAGTGAAAGGGATTCTGGTTCGACCGTTCCCGATTACCTCTGCTCTGGACCTTGCTTACATTGGTGTGACGGTTAATCAGGTTGGTGACAACCTGAAACGCGGTTACATCTGCGTAACTGCTACCGCAGGTAACGCGGCGACCGCGAAAAAAGGCGATCCGGTTTACGTTCGCGTGGCTGGTGGCACCACTCAAAGCCCGGTTGGCTCCTTTGTGCTGTCTCCGGACTCTACCGCATCAAATACACCTCAGCTGCCAAATGCAGAGGTCATGGGGCCGGGTGAAGCCGACGGCCGTATTGAAATCGCTTATAACATCTGAGGGAATAATTAATGTTTACAATTGACAGAGCGACCATCGACTCCACCGGCGCGTTTCTGGTCGGCGAACTGGAGCGCATGGATCAGACGCTGAACATGCCTTTAGTGTCCTACAAATGGTCACGCGACATGCCGCTGCGCAGCGATATTTCTATCGCTGATGAAGTGTCATCCTTCACTAATACCGATTTCGTCGGCGTTGGTGGTCCAAACCCTAACGGTAAAAACTGGATCGGTAAAAAAGCCACTGCCATTCCTGGTATCGAGCTCGATATTCAGCCTACCCGTAACAACCTCACCTTGTGGGGGCAGGAAATCAGCTGGACGGTGCCGGAACTGGCTTCTGCCCAGAAACTGGGCCGTCCGGTTGATGTCCAGAAATACGAAGGCATGAAGCTGAAGTGGAACATGGACACCGACGAACAGGTTTATATCGGTGATAACGAGCTCGGCGTTGCTGGTCTGCTGAACCTGCCGGATGTTACTCCTGTTGCTGCAGCTGCAGCGTGGACCGCAACCACTGATCCGGATGTGATTGTTCAGGATATCAACCTGGTGCTGTCTGATGGCTGGGTTCGTTCTGGTTATGCGGTCTGCCCGGCAAAAATCGGCCTTGCGCCGGAGCTGTTCGGCCTGCTGGCGAGCAAAAAGGTTTCCTCTGCAGGGAATATCTCCGTGCTGGAATACGTGAAGATTAACACCATCGCGTTTCAGGAAAACGGCACACCACTGGAGATCGTCTCCATGAAGTGGGCCTCCAAGCGCGGCGCTGGTGGCGCGCATCGCATCGTTGCTTACACCCAGGACGAAAAATACGTTCGCTTCCCTATGGTTCCTCTGCTGAACACGCCGCTGGAGTATCGCGGGCTGCAGCAGTTGACCACTTACTACGGCAAGCTGGGCCAGGTGGAAACCCCGTATTCCAATACGATCTCTTACCTGGACGTTCCGGCGTCTTAACCTGAAACAGGCGGGGAAACCCGCCTTTTTTTATGGAGCAAAAACATGAAATACGTTGTTTCCGGTGGCGCGACTCTCAGCTTTGCCGACGGTTCTAAATTTGAGCTGTCTCAGGGCATCCACGACAGTTCCTCTTTCCCGAAAGAAGTTAAGGACCACTGGGCCTTTAAAGCCTATGCGCGCCCGATTGACGAAACCGACCTGGCGAACGAGCAGAGCAATGAAGACCTTTCCGCGAGCCTTGTTCTCCTGGCAGAAGAAAATAACACCCTGAAAGCGCAGCTGGCTGAGCATGAAAAAACCATCACCGCGCTGGGGAATGAAAACACAGACCTGAAAGCGCAGCTGGCAGCCGCTCAGGCACCAGCAGGCGGTAAACCTGCCGACAGCACGGACAAAACCGATAACACCGGCGGGGACGCGAAAAATGCCAAAAAACAGCAGGCTTCCGACTAACGAGCAGTTCCGCACCGACTTTCCCGAGTTTGCAGATACAACCCGCTACCCTGACCCCTCAGTGAATTTCTATCTGGGGCAGGCCGATTCGCTTCTGAATCAGGACGTACAGGGCGATCAGTTCGTCTACCTGGCCGAACTATTCACGGCTCACTATACGGAGCTGCGCGGCCGCACACTGGCCGCCGCTGCCGCTGGTGGTGTGAACAGCAATGGCGCAGCAGGTGTCGTGTCCTCTAAATCAGTGGATAAGGTTTCAGTGAGCTATGACGTGTCCGGGGTAATCAATCCGGATGCCGGTTTCTGGAACAGCACCGCCTACGGGCGCGAGTTCTACTGGTGGTGGTCGATGTTCGGCGCTGGGGGCAGGCAGTTGCTATGAAAAGCGGGTTAACGGTTCGCGCTGATAACGCCGTGGCTGTTCTGGAATCCCTCCGGCAGCTATCCGGAATGGATGTGCTGGTGGGAATACCTGAGGACAAGGCAGGGCGTGAGGATGGCTCCCCGATTAATAACGCGGAACTGGGCTACCTCCACTCGACGGGCGCAACGGTGGAAATCGACGGTACAACGGTCACGCTTCCCCCGCGTCCTTTTCTGGATATGGGGATCGAGGATTCAAAACCCCGAACCACTGCGCACCTGAAGGCAGCGGCAACCGCCGCGCTGGAGGGGCAGACTGAAGCAGCAGTGCGTGAGCTGGAGAGCGCCGGACAGATTGCCCGTGATGCTGCAAAAGCTGTTATCGGTGCTGGCGACCGGTTGCACCCGCTTTCTGAGAAAACCCTCGAACGCAGACGCGCCGAAGGCATTCCCGGCGACAAGCCGCTGTATGCCCACGGTTACCTGCTGCGCTCAATTAACTACGTCGTGAGGAAAAAATAATGCCTCTTCTCGATGTGAGCGATGTTCTTCTCGATCCCGACTTCATGGACACCAGTCTGGTGTGTCACCGACAGGTTCAGACGGTGGATGAGGACAATTTCACGAAAAACACCGCTCAGGATATTCCATTCTCTGGCGTGGTGACGGTTGACCGTTCTCTGGAAGCCAGGCGAATGGAAGCAGGACAGAACATAAGCGGCGCGATCCTCATCGTGACGCAGTTCAGATTAACCCAGGGCCAGCCCGGTTCAGACAGCTCCCCGCGACTTGATGCAGATATCGTGACCTATAGCGGACGCGACTATCGCGTGACGTTCATCGACCCGTACACCCGTTACGGTGCCGGATTCGTCCAGGCACATTGTGAGCTGATGGACTTTAACGGAGGGACGCCAGTTGAGTAACGACAGCACCGCGCGCGGTTATCTGACGCCTGTCGGGGAGCTCCCCCAATACGACGAGGCGCTGGAGCGTGAAATAAGCCGGTGGATTCGTGGTGTTTCTGGCCTACCGGCTGCGCTTGTTTTCCCCCGATGGACTGACCCGCAGCCGCAGATCCCCAACAACGGGGTGACGTGGTGCGCCTTCGGTATCACTACTGTTCCCCAGCCGTTAAGTCAGTCCGATGTTCAGGTTTCGGAAGAACAGTCCGAGCAATGGACATGGGAACAGGTCACGGTGATTTGCTGCTTTTACGGCCCTCTGGGGGCCAACATTGCATCAACTTTCCGCGCGGGGATATTCGTCGAGCAGAACAACGCCGAGCTGAACCGCTCGGGGCTTTCGCTGGTGGATGCCGGGACTATCTACAACCTGCCAGAGCTCATTAACAACCAGTGGGTGAGGCGATACGACCTCACCATTACGCTTTCTCGCAAAAACATTCGTACCTATAACGTCCGGACGCTGCAAGATGCGCCCGTCTCATTTTTCGGAGACTAAATTATGCCGCAGGGATTACCTGTATCAAACGTCGTCAATGTCGACGTGATCATTGGGCCGCGTGCGGCTACTGGTCGAAACTTTGGTTCGCTGCTCATTCTCGGGAGCTCTACGGTTATCCCGGTTACTGAGCGTATTCGCCTTTACTCATCCCCCGAAGATATCGGCACAGATTTCGGTGTTGATAGCCCGGAATATGAAGCCGCTACGGTGTATTTCTCGCAATCACCGAAGCCTCAGCAGGTCTATGTCGGCCGCTGGGCGAAAACGCTGGCATCGGCTGAAAGCGGTTCGACGGAAACGCTGCTGCAGGCCGTGAACGCCGTACTGAATTACACGAACTGGTATGGCCTGGCCGTGGCTGACGATGAAGATATCGACGATGCCGACTGGCTGAGTGTGGCCGCAGCGATCGAGGCTTCCAGCCTCAGCCGCATTCTGGCGATTACCACTGCAGACCCGGCCTCAGTCGATGCGACATCGACAACCGACCTGGCTTACAAGCTGAAGGCTGCAAAATACGCTCGCACGTTTGTGCAGTATTCCACCAGCAGCAAGTACGCCGCGCTGTCGGCGTTTGGCCGCGCGTTTACCGTGAATTTCAACGGCAGCAACACCACCATTACCCTGAAATTCAAACAGGAGCCGGGGATCACGTATGAAACTCTGACCACCAATCAGGCGGCGGCGCTGGATGCCAAGAACTGCAACGTGTTTGTGTACTACCAGAACGATACGGCAATCCTGCAGCAGGGCGTCATGTCCAGCGGTGATTTCTTCGATGAACGCCACGGGCTCGACTGGCTGCAGAACTACGTTCAGACCAACCTGTATAACCTGCTCTACACCAGCACAACCAAAGTCCCACAGACCGATGCTGGCGTTACGCGCCTCCTTTCCAATGTCGAACAGTCGATGGATCAGTCTGTCACAAACGGGCTGGTGGCTGCCGGTGTATGGAATGGCGGCCCGATCGGGCAGCTGGATTCCGGCGATACGCTGACAAAAGGCTATTACGTCTACGCGCAGCCGATTTCCGAGCAGGCGCAGGCAGACCGCGAAGCCCGTAAGGCACCGGTTATTCAGGTGGCCTGTAAGCTGGCGGGTGCGGTTCATTTCGCTGATGTTCAGATCAACGTCGTTCGCTAAGGAGAACATGAATGGCTACTTATTCTTTTATGGACGTTACGGCGTCCCTCTCCGGCCCGACCGGCGAGATTGATCTGGGCTACGGTTCCGCCAGTTCAGAGGAGGGGATCACCGTTGCAATGGGCGGCCCCAAAAACACCATGACCATCGGTGCTGACGGCGAAGTGATGCACAGCCTGCACGCGGATAAAAGCGGCACGGTAACCGTCAACCTGCTGAAAACCTCGCCGACAAACAAAAAGCTGTCGCTGGCGTACAACGCGCAGAGTCAGTCCTCAGGCACCTGGGGGAACAACGTCATTGTGATCCGAAACAAGGTGAGCGGAGACATCATCACGGCGCGCAGCGTGGCGTTCCAGAAACAGCCGGATAACGCCAACGCTAAGGCCGGTAATACGATGCCCTGGGTGTTTGACTGCGGCAAAATCGACCAGGTACTCGGAGAGTTTTAACAGATGGAATGCTCAATCAAAGGCCACGATTACCGCGTGGCAAAACTCAGCGTTTTTGACCAGCTGAAAGTGACCCGTAAGCTGCTGCCAGTGCTGGCTGGCATGATGTCAGATTTCGGGAGCATTCGCTCCCTGTTGCCTGCTGATGGCAAAATCGACACCGTAAAATTCGACAAACTGCAACCGGTGTTTGAAACCCTGCTGCCGTGTATCGCTGAAAAGCTGTCTTCCCTGACCGAAGAAGACACCAACGCGATTATTTATCCTTGCCTGGCCGTAGTGTCACGTAAGCACATGGACGGATGGACGCCGGTATTTAACAGCGGTCAGCTGATGTTCGATGATATCGACCTGCTAACCATGCTGCAGCTGGTGGCGCGGGTGGTCGCCGATTCGCTGGGAAATTTTTTGCCCGTGAGCCCTACCAGCGCGACGGCGGACCAGCCTCAGGGCTAACCCTCAACAGCCTGCCTGACGGGCTGTCTTATCTCCTTGACCCGGTTGACGCCGGGTTAATCCCTTATTACGCGCTGAAGGATGGATCTGTCGATCTGTGCGATATCGCGCTGATGAATGACCACCTGGCCGTTAAGGCTGACAACCAGCGCCGTATAGAGAAATGGAGAGAGGATAATGAACGCTGAGACTATTAAAGATTTCCTCGTCTCGCTCGGTTTTGATATCGACGAAGCAGGCGCGGAAAAGTTCGATTCAGTCCTCGCCGGCACGACCGCAAACGCCATCAAAATGGGGCTGGCCGTCGAAGGTGCCGCGCTTACCGTAGTGGCCTTTACGGCTAAGATCGCCTCCGGGCTCGATAACCTCTACTGGGCGTCACAGCGCACCGGCGCGACGGTTCAGGGGATTCAGTCTATTGGCTATGCGGTTTCGCAGGTGGGCGGCAGCGTGGACGCGGCGCGCTCCTCTCTGGAAAGCCTCTCCCGGTTTGTTCGTAACAATCCCGGAGCGGAAGGCTTCCTGAATCGCCTGGGCGTACAGACCCGTGACGCCAGCGGTAACATGCGCGACATGGCCGCTATCTTTACGGGTGTCGGCCAGAAGCTCAGCAGCATGCCGTACTACCGGGCTAACCAGTATGCGCAGATGCTGGGCATTGACGAAAATACCCTCATGGCGATGCGCCGGGGTGTCGGTGGTTTCTCCGGGCAGTACAGCGCGATGGCGAAGGCTATCGGCTTCAATGCTGACGAGGCGGCCAGAAGCTCCAACAAATTCATGACCTCCCTGCGCGAGTTCGGCGCGATGGCGGGCATGGCCCGTGACAAAATCGGCTCTAATCTTGCTGGTGGCCTGGCGGGTTCGCTGGACACGCTGCGCCGTCATATCCTGGATAACTTCCCGCGTATCGAGCAGACCCTGACGAAAGCCATAAAAGGCATTCTGGCGCTCGGGGACATCATCGGGCGGTTGTTCTTCCGGCTTATTGAGGGGACATCCAGCCTTATTACCTGGTGGCAATCGCTGGATAAGCAAACCCGGGAGCTGATCTCGCTGTTTGGCGCACTGACGATTGCGCTGCGCATTCTGAACAGTACGTTCTGGATGTCACCTATTGGCCTCATTACCGCGCTGGCGGCGGGGATTGCTCTTCTGTGGGAGGACTATCAGACCTGGAAGGAGGGCGGCGACAGCCTTATCGACTGGGGCAAGTGGAAACCGGAAGTCGACGCCGCGCTGAAGATGGTTCGTGACCTTAAAACGACCGTTAACGAGCTGGCGAAAGCGCTGGCGAAACTGCTCAATATTGACCCCAAATCATGGTCCCTGAAGTGGGATTTCAGCAACTTCATCGACCAGATGGGCGAGTTCAGCAGGATGCTGAATATGATCGCCGACCTGCTGAACGCCATTAAAGACGGTCGCTGGGCCGATGCGGCCAGTGTTGGCAAGCAGCTACTGAATCAGGGGAGTGATAAACCGTCTGCAATGCCAGAAGTGACGGACAGCGCTAACCAGACGGCGGAGTGGTTGAACGACAAGCTGGGATTTGATCCGCGCAATGTCGGTAAAACCGTCAAAGGCTGGCTGTTTGGTAGCGAGGCTGGAGAGGGGCGCGGGATTCATGACGACCAGCGCGACCCCCAGATTGATGAGCTGAACGGCACGCAGGAAAAATCACGTAAAGAGGCTGCTGAATATCACGGCCGTAGTACCGGAGTGCTCGGCAAAATTGCAGAGGGTATTAAGCAAATTGCTGATGGAATGTTCCCGACTGCAGAGGCGGCAGCATTCACCCCCACAGATGCGAGTGGCTTACCTCTTGCAGGCGTAAAGCAGCCGCAGCCATCAAAAGCAGGCTCTGAGTTGCTGGGATGGATGCAACCGATGCTCACCAGCCTGGAACAGCTCTACCGGCTTCCGGAAGGTTTGCTGCGCAGTGTGGCCATCACGGAATCGGGCGGAAATCAGTTCGCTGTTTCAGGTGCAGGCGCTAAAGGGCTGTTTCAGTTTATGGACGGCACAGCGCGTGATATGGGCCTGCGCGGGAACGACGTATTCAATCCTGAAAAGGCCGCTCAGGCGGCCGCTAAATATCTCTCGCAATTGCTGAAGGCGAATGGCGGTGACCTGAGCAAGGCGCTGGCCTCATACAACTGGGGGATCGGGAACGTGCAGAAGCACGGAATGGCCCTGATGCCACAGGAAACCCGCAACTACATTCCTAAGGTGTTGAGTAACATGCCCGGGAAAGGAGCGCAGGTACAGCAGCAGAACACCTATCACATTTACGGTGGTGGTGATCCGCGTTCTGTTGGTACCGAGGTCGAGCGCCGGCAGCAGTCGGCAAACGCCCAGGTTATGCGCGGCAATCAAACGAAGGTGGGCTAATGGATATTCTCTCAACTCTCTTTCAACAGCAGACCAGAAAAATAGGGATGATAGTCCCCAGCGTGGTTGTTTCTGAGAAGCACACTGACACGCTGGAGATAACCGAGCACCCGGTCGAGGTTGGGGCCGCCATCGCCGACCATGCCTACAAAAAGCCGTCTGAAGTGGTGATGGAGGTCGGTTTCGCTGGTGGCGGATCGTTGCTGGATTTTGCCAGTAATCTGACGGCTACCAGCCTGCTCGGTCTGAGCCCCCAGCAGACGTATCAGGAGATACTCGACCTGCAGGCGAGCCGTATCCCTTTCGATGTGGTAACCGGCAAACGGCTGTACAGCAACATGCTAATCCGCGCGCTGGAAGTGACGACAGACAAGACAACCGAAAACGTCCTGTCTGCCGTCCTCACCCTGAGGGAGGTTCTTATCTCGCAGACGCAGCAAATCACCGTCGCGGATAAAACCAACATGAAGGACGGGGCCAGCACGTCGGCGGTACTGAATACCGGCAACAAAACCACAAAGCCGCCAAATACCTCGCTGCTGAAAAGCATCACGGGTAACGCGGCGTCATTACTGGGGCTCGGCTAATGGCAATTCAGGAAATCCCGCTGACAGCGGATAACCAGCAATTCAGCATCATCCTGGCAGGTACCACCTGGCGGATTAGCATCACCTGGCGCGATCTGTACTGGATTTTGGACCTGCAGAACGACAGAGGGGAGCCGGTAATCTCCGGTATTCCTCTCGTAACGGGGGCTGACCTGCTGGCGCAGTACGGCTATATGGGGCTCGGCTTTAAGCTGGTGGTGGTCTGTGACGACAGCACACAGGATTATCCGACGAAAACCGACCTGGGCGGCCGCAGTCATTTACTTGTATCAACGGAGTAAGCATGTCACAGAACTGGATGAGACATTTCGAGCTGCAACTCGTGGACGAGAACGGGCAGGGTATCGAGCTCAGCGATTTTAAAGTGACCTTTACGATCGACTGGTTCAACATCAGCAGCGCGTCACGGGTGGGAACATTCAAAATCTACAACCTCTCGGCAGATACGGTGAACCGCATCACCGGGCAGGAGTTTTCGAAAGTGCGGCTGATTGCCGGTTACGATGGTATCGCACCGGAGGTATCGGCCAGCGACGTCGGGACCGTGCGGGAAGTCGACGCGGCGGACGTGGGCCAGAGTGACGGCCGCAACTACGGGCTTATTTTCAGCGGCGAAATTCGCTACTCGGTTACAGGAAAAGACAGCCCCATTGATTCCTACGTCCTGATTCAGGCAGCCGATACGGATCTGGCTTTTGCCACCAGCATAACCTCGCAGACCCTCGCAGCCGGTTATACGGTCGCAGACGTGAACCGCGCGCTGATGAAAGACTTCGAGGCCAAAGGCGCGACCGAAGGTCTGACGCCTGAAATGCCTGCTACCGTTTTCCCCCGGGGCCGGGTGCTGTTCGGCATGACACGGCATCTTATGGATAACGTGGCCGGACAATGTGGCGCAACATGGCAGTTCGTGGATGGTCAGCGCCAGATGGTAGCGAATAACGAATATATTCACGACGCGATTGTGCTCAACAGCGCCACCGGGCTTATCGGTATGCCTCAGCAGACTATCGGCAACGGCGTAAACGTCCGCGCGCTGATTAACCCGAACATCCGGGTTAACGGGCTCATTCAGCTGGATCAGGCTTCAGTATTCCGCACCGCGCTGTCGAACAACGATATCGCGATGGCCGGCGGGCAGATCACCGACCAGAACACGGACGGAAATATCACGCTCAGCGGTACCACCGCGCAGCCTGCCAGCATCGCAACGGATGGCGTTTATATTGTGCGTGGGATTATGTACACTGGCGACACAAGGGGCCAAGCGTGGTACATGGATATGATGTGCGAAGCGCGTGGCGCGGCGGATCTTGTTTCCTCATCAGCGAGGGAAAGAGGGCTTTAATGAAACGGTTCTGTTTGGCGTTAGTTATGATGGTTACTGCTCCGGCGATGGCTGCAATTCAGTGCGGCAACTACACGATGACCGGTGACGGAATGACTGTTATTAACGGTGAAACTGTCACATCACAGAAGATAAAATTTCTGGGAAAAGATGGTGACTACTCAAACATGAAAATGGACATGGGCCTGATGCCTTCCCGTGATGGTAACAATTACGGCTTTGAGTTTGTGAAGCGTAACGGAAAAGCTTTCCTGAACGTCCAGCTGTTGCAGAACAGTATGGACGCGCCGAAAATCATCGGCTCTTTCCCGTGTAAGAAAGTGGTCAACTAAACTTTCTTTCTGGCTAGGTACTTGGATGAAATTTACATCTAATCTACCTGTGTGGTTTTACAAAGTTGTTGCTTGCAGCTAATACTTGTTTAAACTACGTCGACTACAAAATGACTAAAAAGAGTAAAAGCACCTTATGCCAGTAGCGCAACCAAAAACTGGAGAAGTCGTCGCTAAGCTTGGTCCATCCTTGGAAGCAGGAAGAATCTTGCTTCTTGACCTTGAAAAACAGAAGTTGTTAAGAGAAGCCCGTGCTTTACCTATAAGGTATCAATCTTTAGCACTTGAAGGGCTGATTCTGTTGCTGGATGGCAAAGTGGAGCGAGGTATCGAGGCGATTGAGGCATCTTTAGCCATATGCCCGACAGATCCAGTTACTTGGAACAATTTTTCTAGCGCACTAAGCAACCTTGGGCTTTACTCTAAACGGCGAGAGTTGCTTACTCGGGCTCTCGACTACAACTTCCCCTGCATGGCCGAACATGCTTTAAATTTTGCGGCCTTCTGGGCTGATGGGGAGATTCTCGATATGGCTATCGCAAAGCTTGAGAAATTTGGTCAAACTGAAAAAGAAAAAAATGAATCTGCATTGCATACCGCTTTAGTTTTGAGCAACTTAGGCGATTCAATGAGTGACGGTTTGAAAAAAGCTGCAGATGTATTGATGTACATTGTGGAAAGCGAATCACTCCGAGCTAAGACCTCCAGTCTCCTCACCGATGGTGAGGGTTATGCTTCTTTTTCTGTTGGCATCGAAACTGAAGATGCAGAGTATCTTTCATATCTTAATGATAAGGTCGTTGATGAGATGATTGAAAGAGGTCTGGAAACGGGATGCAGTGTCGCTTACTTTGAGGCGGTGAACTGATGCCTGTAGCGATCAACTGCTTCCTGGAGATGGCAAAAAGCTCTATTGAGAATAGCGGTGAACAGTGGACTCGTAATGCGATAAGCAGAGCATATTATACGATGTATCATTCAGCGTTATTGCTCACGGATGGCTATATCCCAACTCAAGACGAGAACGGGCAAAAGTTACCCGGTGGAGTACATGCGAGGCTTTCTGAATATCTTTGCGGCGAGAATGCGGCTGTAGCACATAGTCTTGACCGAACTTCTGCCAAAAAAGTTGGACTTAAGCTCAAAACCGCACATCACCGAAGAGTCATTGCTGATTATAATCTTGATAAGCACGTTAATCGGATTGATGCTTGCAGTACCATCAAGGATGCTGAGGATTTGCAGTCTCTTATTGCTGGTATGATTGATACCAAAAAAACTGCAAGTTAAGCCTCTTAAGTAATTAATAAAACCCGCCACCCGGCGGGTTTTTTGCTTTCTGGAGCCTACCAAATGGCAGTATCTGACCAGACCCGCAGCGGCGATCTTGCCGAAACATTTAAATCTGAGCGGGAGACAACAAAGAACCAAATCCGCGTCGCTTTGCCTGGCATCGTTCAGTCATTCGATCCCGGCGCGGTGACGGCGGTTGTGCAGCCTGCGATCCGTTCGGTTGAAATTGATAACGACGGCAACCGCGTTACCAAAAATTACCCGCTGCTGGTGGATGTGCCGGTGATATTTCCGCGCGGTGGCGGCTGCACGCTAACGTTCCCGGTGAAAGCCGGCGATGAATGTCTGGTAATTTTCGCTGACCGCTGTATCGATTTCTGGTGGCAGAGTGGCGGGGTGCAGGAGCCTGTCGACGACCGGGTGCATGATTTATCGGATGCGTTCTGTATCGTCGGGCCGCAGTCGCAGGCGAAGAAAATCAGCGGCATCAGCACCAGCGCGGTTGAGTTACGTAGCGACGATGGCGGAACCAAACTGAGCCTTAATCCTTCAAGTGGGGCGATAGCCGGTACCGCGCCGGGAGGCTTCAACCTCAACGGCCTGAAAATTCTGCCAGACGGCCGCCTGCAGCTGGTGGATGGCTCAATCGTTGATAAGCATACGCATGGCGGCGTGGAAAGCGGCGGAAGCAACACAAAACCACTGGGAGGGTAATTATGCGATACCGACGTGAGGACGACGAAGGCGATTACACTTTTGGCAGCGGCGATGATACCTGGCTGATTAACTCACCGGAGGCCGTCGCGCAGGCTGTGAAAACGCGATTCGAATTGTGGTATGGGCAGTGGTTTCTCGACACCACAGAGGGGACACCGTGGATTCAGTCCGTACTCGGTAAGCAGAAGCCGGAAACCTACAACCTGGCGATCCGTAAGCGCATCCTCGAAACGCGGGGCGTTAAATCCATTCTCTCTTTCAATACGACAGTGAACACGACGACGCGCCGCGTCCAGTTCTTCGCTGAAATCGACACTATCTACGGAACAACGACAGTTACCAGCGAGGCATAAATGGCCCTCAATTTAGACACACTCGGCTTATCGGCAACGATAACCGCTGAGGGGATCAGTGCGCCTGATTACCAGACGATACTCGATACCCTGACGAGCTATTTCCAGCAGATTTATGGCAGTGACGCTTATCTGGAGCCGGACAGCAAAGACGGCCAGATGGTGGCGCTGGTTGCGCTGGCTATTCACGATGCCAATAACACGACCATTACTGTTTACAACTGCTTCTCACCTGCTACGGGTTACGGCGCAGCGCTGACCAGTAACGTGAAAATTAACGGTATCGCGCGCAAAGGAGCGACGAACTCTACCGTGGATCTGCTGCTCACCGGCACTGCAGGGACAACTATCACGAACGGTACCGTTAAAGACACTAATAACGTGATCTGGCGTCTTCCTGCCTCGGTAGTGATTGGCGTTGACGGTACGGTGACGGCCACTGCCACCTGCTCAAACAGCGGCGCTGTCGCAGCGCTGGCGGGGACAATTACTACCATCAACACGCCGACCCGAGGCTGGACATCGGTAACCAACCCGGCAGCGGCCACCGTTGGCGCACCGGCTGAAACCGACGCAGAGCTACGCATCAGACAGGGGCAAAGCGTAGCGCTACCATCCCTGACACCGTTTGAAGGTGTCGACGGTGCGATCGCCAACGTTGCTGGCGTGACGCGTCACAAGCTCTACGAGAATGATACTGGTGCAACCGACAGCAACGGGCTGCCGCCTCATTCCATTTCCGCCATCGTTGATGGAGGTGATGTTACAGAGATAGCCCAGACAATCCGGGGGAACAAAGGGCAGGGAACGGCAACTTACGGGACAACCTCTGTCACGGTACCGGACACCTACGGCAATCCACACGTGATCAGTTTTTCGCGTTCGACTGATGTTCCGATTTACGGGCATATCACACTGAAAGCCTTTACGGGCTACACGTCGCAAATTGGCGTGCAGATTCAGCAGGCCGTCGCGGATTACATCAACGGGCTGACGATCGGTGATTCTGTTCTGCTGAGCCGCATTTACTCCCCGGCGAACCTCGGTGTGGTGAGTGGTGGCAGTGCACGCTATTACGACATTCAGGAGCTGCTGATTGGCAAATCTGCCGGAACGGTAGCGGCGGCGAATATCAATATCGCCTACAACGAATCAGCGTCCTGTAAGCCGGAAAACATTGTTCTAACGGTGACGTCATGAGCAAGTACACAGACTTAATCACCAACTACCACGCCACCAGACCGAAATACTTTGATCACATCGACCTGAGCACCCGGCCGCTGATTGACATCACATCAGCCACACGGGGGCTGGTTAGCGCGTTTGACATTGATACAGCGGTAGGCGTCCAGCTTGATACCCTCGGGCTCTGGATCGGACGTAGCCGTATAGTCAGCCAGCCCATTACGGGTGTCTATTTCAGCTGGGACACCGACGGGCTCGGATATGACCAGGGCGTCTGGCAAGGGCCGTATGATCCGGATTCAGGCTATATGTCGCTGAGCGATGACACCTACCGCATCATTCTTAAAGCAAAAATCGCTATCAACAACTGGGACGGCCGCAACGACTCTCTGCCGCCCATTCTTGACGCTGCGACTGCAGGCTCTGGCCTGAAGATGCAAATCGTCGACAACCAGGACATGACGATATCGGTCTGGGTATTCCCGGAGACTGATATTTCAGATGTGTCTCTCGAACTGATCGCCGCTATCAAACAGGGCTATCTCACCGTAAAAGCAGCTGGCGTATGGGCCGGTGATGTGGAAACGCCTTCGGTAGAAACACCGTCAGAGGGCTCAAAATTCTTTGGTTTTGATTTAGATAACGAATACATCGGCGGGTTCGATGTAGGAGCATGGGGGACTTTACTCTAATGGCAACGAATAACTTTAAAGCGTTCGCACTTGATCCTAACGCTAATGTCACACCACAGGCGAACTGGGAAGCACTTCCGGCTTTACTGTCCGGTTTTACAGCAGGGAAAGCTTCCAGTGCGCAGGTAAATAAAGCACTGCGTCAGGCAACCACAATTGCCGCTCTGGTGGGGCAGTTTATTGCGAACTCTGGCGTGGATGCTCTCGATAATGCCGATGTTAACGGGTTAGTGACAAAATTCACGAATGCGCTTACCACAAACCTCGGTTTAGGAACAGCCTCAAAAAGGAACGTTGGCAACGGT